GTTGGCCCAGGCCGCCCCGACATTGATGCTTTTTACTTCGAGAAGGTCGGCGACCTGCTGACGACTGACCACCCCGGAGTAACCGGCATTGCCCAAGACGCCCATGACCACCTTCGGGTGTTGGCGCAGCACCGTCCAGACCGCCTGGCCCATGGTGATGCTCGTCGGCTGAAACAGCATCTGATCCATCAGGCCAAGGATGGTATCGATTGGATTGGAGTCGGCGAAGTCGCTGAATTGCTGGTTTCCGGCAAGCGTCAGAACGTTGGCCGGCAGATACGATGCCGGATTGCAGGCGACCGCCGCGACCCGCACCTCGCGATCGAGGTCCATCAGATCGGTGAGCGCCTCGACCGCCCGCACCTCGGGATCGATGGCAAAACCCCCGCCGGCGAGCGAGGCTGCCGCCTGGGCCACGTCGTCGAGTGGGATCGAGTCCTCGATGCCGTAATCCAGGCATTCGTCGAAATGTTCCACCGCGGTCATTTCGACGCGGGCGGGCGAGCCCTTGCGGCCGACCCGGGTGTCCGGCACCGTCATATTCTCGCCGGGCGCGTATTCCAGCCATCGGAACCGTTTGGTACCGAGTGCGGCGAGGCGCGGCATGACGTTGTCGGCAATGAGCATGTAGACGGGATTTCGGCGCCTCAGCGCGACGGCGGTGAGGGCCGGCTGGACGACGAACGGGGTTCCACTGGAGGCGGAAAGGGGGGGCATCGCAAGCTCCTCAGATCAGGCCAGGGGCAACCAGGACGGTGATGACGTCGCCGGCGACCCCGCTGATTTCGGCGTAGCCGACGATGCGCCCGTAGGTCGCGGCGCCGGTGGTGGCGTTCTGGGTGTAGACCGCCGCCAGGTTCTCGGGATGGCCGTGATGGGCCGCGGTCACCGCGCAGCCGGCGGCGTCCGAGGTCAACGGGTCGCCCCGGGTGACGGGGGCGCCCAGCACCACCTCGGTGATGCCGGCCCGCACCACATCGACGCGGCCGGTGTCGCAGGCGCCTCCCGGATAATCGGCAATGCCGACGATCGCGTCGAGCGGCCCCGTCGCGGCCTTGCCGGTGCCGTCGCCGGTGCCCCAGGCCACGATCTGGCGATGATGCACCGGCCCCTGGGCGGTGACGGTCTGGACTGGACGCAGAAAATTCACGGGCGCCCCTTCATTACATGCAACACCGCGGCGCTGCTGGTTACGGGAGTGCCACGGCTCGACATCTGCGCCTCGTAGGCTGCGGCGGCGTCGGCAATCGCGATGGGGTCCGAAAAGTCGATTGTGCCGCCACCGGCGGCGGGGGCGTGCTCCTGGAACGAAACGATCTTCGGGCGTTTTCCCAGCAGGTCGAACAGCAGGTCCGTGGCGCCCATCGTAACTTTGGCGGTGCCGTCGCCCTCGGAGAACTCGACGACGCCGTCCGGGACCCCGCCCAGGAATTGCACCAGCGCTCCGAGGGCTGCCGTCTCGCGCGGCAGCACCCGGCCCTCTTTGAGCAGCCCGTCGAGACGCACCCGGTCAGCCGCCCGGCGGTTGGTCCGGTCGCGCTCCGCGAAGTCGGTAATGACCGCCGCCAACCTGGCCTTATCGGCCTCCGACGTTCGAAGTTTGTCCTCGGCCGCCTGCGCTTTCGCTTCGGCCGCCTCAAGCCGTTTTTTCATATCCTCATCCATCCTGCGCTCCTCCTCCCGCGGCTGATCCGCGAATTCAAACACCGTGACGTCGTCGCCATCGGCAAAGTTGCACGCCTTCAGCCCCTTCACCGCCGGCGGCATCGCGCCGAGAAACCCCACATGCCGCAGCGCAAACCGGCCCGGCGTCGGGTTGCCGGGCGCGGACGGTCCCCAGAACGACGCCGAGCGCTTTTTGTATGCGCCGCTGCGCACCAGTTCCGCGAATTCGGGATTGACCTGGTGCGGGCGCGCCAGTAACCGGTCGCCAGTGACCCGCAGTTGCTGGACCCAGCCGTAGGCCGGTCCGTTGGTGGTGGGGTGCCCGATCACCAGCGGCGCCTCGTGGCGCCCCGGGTCGTAGGCCGCCGCAATCCCGGCGAGGTCGGCCGGCGTCATGGTGATGGCTACGCCGCTCGCGGCGGTGTGGGTGCCGGCGGCAAATATCTCGATCTCGGGGTCGGCCGGGGTTAGCGTTGCTGGGGGCATCTTCGTTCTGGCGCGTGAGGGCGGTTGCGATCGCACCATGGGCGCCGGGCACCCTCCCAACACCCCGGAACCCTTCCGGGGGAGCCGCCAGGAAAAACCACGAGAGAGCCCCGCTGGCGCGTCCGGGCGCGGGAGGGTAGCAAACCCCGTCCCGATCGCCGGACCCGTTTAAAAACCCCTTTAACGGCGCGGCAAAGGCCGGTTCCCGGCCGCGCTGTTGCCTCGCTGGCCCGGATATCCTATATTGAGACTTGCAGGCACCGGCCGGGCCGCGCACCGCTGGCCGGCTGCCGGGCGGGGCGGCGCGCGCGGGCGACCGTAGCCCTCACCCCTCGGGGCGCCCCCACAACCGCACGCCTGTGCGCAAGGTGTCGGCGTAATCCGGCTTCCCGCGGAACAGGGTCAGCGCCACCCAGTAGCCGTCCACCGCGTCGGCGACCAGACCAAGCGAGCGCACTTTGCCCAGCTTGATCACCTTGACATACCGCCGCCGCACGGCAACGCGGCCCGAGGCTGCGTTGCCGGCGAAGTCCACCCAAACTTCGGCGGGGTCGGTGACCAGCTCGGGGATCAACGGCCAAAAGGCCTCGCGGCCGTCCCACCGTTTGTCCGGAGCCTCGATGACGTGATCCGCCACTGCCTGGGTGATCCGTACCGGCTCGCCCCGAGGATCCGTGAAGTCGGCCGCGTCGCCGCCGATGGCGCGGCGGAGCGCGGCCCGGAGCGCCGTCACGTCACCCCGGGGCACCGGATGGGCGAGAGCGGCGCGAGGCGCGTCCACCGGCAGATCGGGCAGCGGCGGCGCATTCGCTTCGGCCGCGCGCCGGGGCACCTCGGTCGGCCGCCACGCCGCCGCCTGCTCCATCAGCAACGCCTGTTCCGACCGTCCCCACGCCGCTTCGCCGACATTGTAGCCCCAGCCCGGGTCGATGCCTTCCGGCACCTTCATCGTCACCGGCCCGGTCGGGGTATTGATCCGGCGTTCCGTCCAATTGATCGCCGGGGCCGGATCGGGACCGGTCTTGCCGAGACGCGCCAAGTCGCGCCGCGAGAGCGGTTCCACCCAGCAGTGACAGCCCCAGCCGTTGGGCGGATAGTGAGTCTGCCACCACCCGTCGTCCCACGGCAGCACCAGGCCGTTCCAAGCCAGATGCTGCAGGCGCGGATGGACCACGGTGTCGCAGTGGCGATAGCGCCAGTACGGCATATAGGACCGCACCGCCGGGTCGGTCATCTGCTTGTAGCGGCCGGCCGCCCAACTGGTGGCGACGTTGGTCTGATAGATCACCCGCGACCGCCAGTTCCGGCCGCCGCGGTACGACCAGCCATGGGTCTCGACGATGCGGTCGAAGTCCTTGAGAAACTGATCGTAAGCCATCCCTTCGTCGGTGACCTTGGTCAGGCTGGCCCGGAAATCCTCGACGATCGCGTCCCGATTGGCGCCCGCCACCACGAAGGCGCGCGCATGTTCGCCATGAAAAATATCGGTCCAGTGGCCGGTCGGCAAATTGAGCTTTTGCGCAAAATACGCGATCTGTTCGCGGAACGGCAGCGAGACCCCGAAAACCGCCATCGCCCGCTACTCGCTGCCCGCGGCGTTGGCACGTCCGGCCAGATCGGCGGCGGTGAGCGCCGGCTGCAACGCCGCCGCCAGCGGCGTCACGTCCAGCCGGGGATAGAGCGTCAGCAGTTGGTCACGCAGTTCCTCCAGTGTCGTGCAACTCCCGGCGAGCTGGCGCACCTCCAAAATCATCGCCGCCACCGCGGGATCGGCGGTGTCAGCCAGTTGCCCGACATAGGCGTGCAACAGCGCGTTCAGCGGCGAGACGCTGCCGTCGGGTTCCGCGAATGCCGGATCGAGATCGGCCGGCGCCGTCCCCGGCGCCGGGGGCGCCGGCTGGACCGGAGGGCTGTAAATATAGCCATCGCCAAAGGTCTTGGCGAAATCCTCAGGGGTGCGGCGCCAGCCGATGCCGGCGAGAGCAACGTCGGTGTTGGCCAGCGCCGCCCGATCAGGGGCGTCCTCGACGATGCGCCGCACCACCGGCACCGCGGCCCCGGGATAGTTCCAGGACGTGAGCCAAGTCGCCGGGCCGTCGTGGAACGACTCCGCAATCATCTCGCCGTCGGACTGGACCACCTCAAGTTTTACGCCCTCGTGGACCTTTGCCTGAGAAAGCGAACTGCCGTTGTGGCTGGTCATGGTCTGACTGAGGATCACCAACGTAATCGTGTCCCGCATCAGATCGTCAAGCTGGCCGTAATTGGCCTGGCCGCCGCGCGCGGCCTCCAGCAATTTGATGGTGTTGCCCTCGGGCAGGCGCACCGCGGTGCTGGAGGCGACCGCGTAGGCCGCCTCCAGCAACCGGTCCTTTTCGGCCTCCGAGGCTGTAGGGGGATAGGTGCCGATCACCGTCGGCTGGGCGTATTTTTCGAGATAACGCAGGAACGCCTTGAGGCCGCCCCTGCGGAACCACACCGGCCAGTAGAGCCAGGAACAGAGTCCCACCCCGTAGGGGTCGTCATCATGGTCGGAACCGCAGGAAAACGTCCAGAATTTGGCGTCCGGCAACGGCATCCCGAACGGTGCCCCGAGCGTGCGCAGCCGCAGCCGCCCGGTGCCGTCGAAGCAGAACCGGCGCTGGCGGCGCACCTTAAGCTGGTCGAGCACGATCTCTCCGCCGTCCCGGGCATAGAGCGTCTCCGCGACCGAAAACCCGTACAAAAGTCCGTACAACATCCTCGCCGTGACCCGGTTCCAGCCGATGTGATCCAGTTGCGCCTTGAGACTGTCGGCCGCCGCCCGGTCCAACGCCGAGGAACCGCCCGGCTCGACCGTCCACGGCCGCGACACCAGCGCCAACTGGCGTTGCTGGAAACAGGATTTCACCAGCGGATCCGTCGCCACCCAATCCCACGCCCGGTAGTCCCCCCCCCTTTGAGCCAGGATCATGTCGAGGGGCGGCAACGGCAGGTCGGGCAGTACCAACCCCCGGGTAATATCGTTCCCGATGGTGGCGATTGCGGAAAAGTCGGGAACAGTCGACGTGTCGGTCATGGTCGTATCCACCCGTGAAAGCCTGACGGCCCGCTGAAATCCTCGTGAGAGTCTCCGCGGCCGTCCGCCGTTGGCCCGAAGGCGGCGACGCTCTCCCGCGGCGGCCCGGCCGCGAACTCGATCGGCACCGTGCCGACATCCGCCGCGGATATCCCCAGGAAGGCCGCCCAGGTCCGGTCGGCGTGGCTGCCGCCTTCGCGGGGCGCCACGAAGCGCACCAGGCCGGTGGCGCCGACCAGCTTGATCAGGCTGTGGAGATCGGCGCGCAGCGCGATATTGCCCGCCGGAACCCGCACCTTCCGGTCCTCGAACCGCGCCTTGCCCAGGCCCGCGAGCGAGAGCTTGGCCGGCGCGGTAAAATGGATGCCCTCGACCCGGGCGTCCCCGTAGCGCGCTTTCGCGTCCTCCACCGGCTTCTCGCCCATGCCGGTCTGGTCCATGGCCAGCCTGACCACCCGATAGCGGCCGAACAGGTCGTCCATGATGGCGTCCTGCTCGGCGAAGCTGGCGCGGCGCCGTTCCTGGATTTCGCGGCACCACAGCACGTCGCCGACCTGCTCCCAGACCCACGCCACCCACAGATCACCGCCGCCGGCCGCGATGTCGTTGCCGATATAGACCGGCCCCCCCTGATAGAGCAGCGGCTTGCCCGCGTCCGGGTCCTCGCAGGCGAAAATCAGATCGAACGGCAGCCACGCGCCGGCCTCGTCACGCCAGTTCAGCTCGTATTCCTGCTGCCACAATTCGTCGTCGCCCAGGCCGCCCCGCAGTTCGTCGATATGCCGGTCGAGCCCATCCGCCACCGCCTGGTGGATCGTCACCGTGTGCCGTGACCAGACGGTATCGGTCGCGGTCATCAACTCGTAAAACCTGTTGCTCTTACCGTTGGGGGTGCTGGTGACACGCAGCTTCAAACCCCCTTTCGACACCACCGGAAACAACGCCGCCCAGATCGCCCGGCTGTCGTGGTGGAAGGCAAATTCGTCCAAGAAGGCGTTGGCGGAAAAGCCGCGGGCGGTATCGGCATTGGCCGGCAACGCGGTGATACGAGAGCCGTCGGGAAACGTCACTTCAAAGGTCTTGTAAACCGCGTCGTCGGCCCTGAACTCGTCCTCGGAGAACTGCACCGCGTGGGCGGTTTTAAGGAACGCGCGATACAGAATAAAGAACGCCCGGCACAATGGTTTGATCGCCTCGTCCACCGCCTCCCGGGCCTGCCGCTCGCCGCGCGACAGGATGATCCACCGCGCCCGCCGTCCCGAGATCATCGCCTGGACGCAATCGTCGACGATCTCGCCGCAGGTCGAAAAGGTCTTGCCCGTCTGGCGCGCGAACATGCCGATCTTGAACCGGCTCCTATCGTCCAGCCAGCGTTTCTGATAGGGAAGAAAGGTAATCAGCGGCTCCGCCATCAACCAAACCCCATGGCGTGCCGCGCTTCTTCCAGGGTCTTCAGATCAAGAGCGCCGGGAGAGGCGTTGGCCGCCAGTTCATCAAGCTGCTTTTTCTTTTCGGCAATTATCGCCTTGCGCTCTTCCGCTCGTGCCCGCGCCACGGTCTCAATGTCCATCCGGCGCGCGTGGCTGATATTCCGCAACGTCTCGGACAGCAGCTTAGCGTTCTTTGGATCAATGACGACCGGGACGCCTTCTTCTTCTGCCGACACCAGGTCGAAGAACACCGCCCCCAGCGCCCGAGCCCCGGCTCGCACCATCCGGTCGATGGCGCCGTCGTCGCCGGCGCCAACCAGCCGGTCAGCCATGGCGTCGGCGACGCCGACCCGCTTGGCCAGCACGTCGATGCGTTGGATGTGACGGCCCATGCCCGAGCGACTGGGCTGTTCCGACTGCGGCAACATCTCTCGGAGAGGGAAAAGGATTTCGTCGATGGTGCGCCCCTGGTGGCGCAGATCGGCGATCAGCTCACGAATTTCCTCCGGCAGTCGGTCGATTTTCGAAGGGCGTCCCATATCAGCGGTCCCAGCGTGAGCACTCGATGCCGGGAACCTCAATGCGCCCATGGGCAACATCGTCGCCCCGTTCGGTGATCCTGACCACGCGCAGGCTGTCTCCAAGCCACTCCTCGGTCACACAGGCGGCCTGACGTAGACGATCAAGGTCCTGGCGGATGGTGTCGCGGGTATCACGGGAAAATCCGCCGCGCAAAGCCGCCTTATAGATGACGCTCTCGTTGGCCTCTCCCTTGACCTCAACAAGCAGGCGCAGGACGAACACGCGCCGTGAGGCCGCCCAATCGTCGGTAAAGCTCGTCATGATTTTTCCTTCAGGTGAAAACCGATGAGCATGTCGAGTTGCCGTTCGAGCCGGCCCAAAGCGGCCCCCACCCCCTCAATGCTGGCGGAAAGCGCCTGAACTGATCCCTCTACCGCCGAGACCCTCCCCGTCAAAGCCATTACGTCCCTTTGGTCAGGTAACCGGGAAAGATCTGCATGGAGTGCCGCGAATTTAATCTCACCCTCTGACAGTCGTTGCTCGATAGCCTCATGTATCTGGTCGTAGATCTCGCGCTGGCGACGCAGCTCCTCCTTGCTGACCAGCGCGGTGCGCGCAAACCACAGCGCCAACGCAATCGTGGCTGCGACGGCGCCTCCGAGCAGTCCCACGAGTCGGAAAACGTTGGCGGTCCATTCGGCAGTCCACCAATCGATCATCGTCACCCCCTCAGTTCACAATCAGTCTGGCAATGCCGATCGCTGATCATCAGGCGCCCGGGGAAGAACCTCTCGCGTTAGCCAGTTCGGCAAGCCGGGCGAGCGCCGCCTCGGGGCCGGCGACGCGGTACAACTCCAC